AGCAAGGGCTTGAATCACATCACTAGCCGATACATAGTTAGCGACTACCCTCTTAAAGGTTAGTCCGGTCTGGATTTCGCCTACAGTGATTCCCTCAGCGGCTAAATAAGAGGTTACAAGGTCAGTCACAATGTATTCGGCGGTTTTATCTTCCCAGACTTTGGCGACAATGCGCTTATCTGCCAGGTAATGATTATCAGCACAGGTTATTCCGTGGTTCAGTCCGCCGTAAGGCGCGAGCCGCTGTTTCTCCGGGGTGTCGATAAAACCGGAGAAGACAGGCGTTCCTGACGGAGTGTCAATCGCGCCTGAATATATGGCTACCGGCTGGCCTCTGTAATAAGAGGCGGTTCCCGCTATGTCGATGGTGGTAAAACTCGCCACACTCCGCTCTTCAATGCGGTCATCGAGGTTCAGAGACTCATTATCCAGCGTTACCAGTGTGTCATCTATAAATACGCTTACAGGTCTTGCCATTAATTATCCTCTTATACCCTGCCTGAGCCTGATTTGCTTTTCAAGAGCCTGACCTATTTTATCAATATCAGCCTCTTCCCGGACGTAGAAGTTATTGCCGGTTACCGTGACACCTCGCCCCCATCCTATCGGTTCCGGACCTTTCTCCGCCATGATTCCGAACGGTCGAGCATCGCCGACATGAGTCAATAGAGTCGGCTCGGTAATCAGCCCGCCGGTTGCGTATCCCTGAAGGCGATAAGCCGGAACGGTAGCGCCGAGGTCATTCAAGGCGTGGTAGATGTCCTGAGCAGCGCCGCTGGCAACAAGAGCGTTAGCGTCATTCACCAACTGCTCGTTATATGCCCGTACAGCCTCACCATGCGCTTCTCCGGTTATACTGGTATCCCTCGCTGTCGCTCTCATAGCGTCAAGAGATGCAATTTTTTCAGCGGCTCTTGCCGCCGCGTCAGCCATGCCGTCATAACTATCGGCGAGAGCGTCTACGGTCTCTGAATGCTTATCCAGAATTCCCTTGACGTCCGCCGCCGTCATACCGACTGCTATCAGCATGGAATTAACATTATCCGCCTCGTCTCCGAGCGATTCCATGAGGTGTGTGACCCTTTCGCTTGTCCAGCCCATATCGAACAGTGCAAAGGTCACATCCTTCGTGCTGATTCCGAGCTTTCCCGCCTCGCTCCGCTCATATTCATACTCACGGCGGGTTTTAGCGACCTGTGCCGCAAGCTCCTCGTAAGCGGTTATCTGTTCCTGTAATTGCGCTTCCTGTTCTTCGAGGGCGGCTGTATTCGCCGTCAGCGCCTCAGAATCAAACTCGGTAGCATCAGCGTGCCAGTTCGTGATTTCAGTTGTGTCAGCTATCGCCTCTTCAACATCTCTCAAGGCTCGTTCAGCGGCGAGCGCATCTTTTTCAATCTCTACCGAGTCAATCATCCCCGCCATTTTGCCCCGAGCCGAATCTACCAGATTGCTCAGCCCCGGTATAAATTTCGTAAACATAGCGAGATTATCGAGGACACTTTTAACACCGTTCAGAAAAAACAGTTTTATGTTTATCCAAGCGCCCTTGAAAAAGTCTACAACCTTATCCCAATTCTGCCAGACTAATATTCCAGCGGTTATTGCTAACGAAGCGCCAAGCGTTATAGCCCCCCACATTGAGGTAGCCGCCGCTCCTGTTGTATGGAAAGCTATTTGCAGTAGATGCAAGGCAAATTTAAATCCCGCTATCATTCCGGGCAACATGGGAAGAGCGATTAACATCGGCCCTATTGCCAGCATCAGCCCACCTAAGGCAGCAGCCGCCAGAACGATAGTTTTCGTCAGCCCTGGATTTTTGCTCATCCACTGCTGAATCCCATCGATAATAGGCAGAAGCCTATCTTTAAACTGCGATAAAAGCGGTAATAGATTAGCTCCTATATCCTCCGCTACATCTCCAATACCAGCCTTCATAATATTAAGCGGGTCCGCCATTGCCTCAGCGGAACCGGCAACCCTGTCTTGAATATCGGCCATGCTTTTGAATTTTAATGATGCCTGACCGAACCTGACGGAAACGTCTTCCGCTCCGCCCTCTAATTCCAGATATGCCTTGCCGAGATAGGTTGCAGCCGTTGTAGCATCCATCTGGCCAGCCGCTGCCAAGTCGAGAACAGTGGGCAACAGTGATAACGCCTTGTCATAATCGTTTGTGACTAAAACTAACCGGCTGAGTATATCTCTTTGAGCATCATCAGCAACGCCGGTCTTTTTCTGTGTCGCAAGGATAACTGCTTCAAGGGAGTCTTTAACGTTATCGTATTCGACACCAACATTTTTAAGCGTCTGAGACAAATGAGCAACATTTATACTCTCATCCTGCGCGGCTTTAGTCATCATAGCCAGAGAGCCGGTAATAGCCGCACCGACACCGGTCATCATAGTGCCAAGCGCCTTAAAAGCCTTCTCATTCTTCTTGACATAGCCTTCAAGACTACCGAGCTGCTTCTCTGCGTTATCTATTCCTTTGATGGCTATCTCGCCCACGAGTTCAAATATATTCACTGTTTACTCCCTGTCTGCCGCATAATCGCATCAGCCTTCTGTATCGCGTCTTTAGCCGATATTTCTACACGCGCGACGGTTGGGCTGTCAGATAATCCTAGTTTTTCGATGTACTGTTTGAACGTCATGTCGCCGCCAGCGCCCATCTGAAAGGCTGTAAACGCGCTGTTTATCAGTTCTGCTTTGGCCTCTTCCGCCCTGACTTCCTTCAGTAATAAAACTATTTCCAGAAAGCGCGAGAACGGCAGGCTCATTACAGTATCATCCGTCCAGCCGTACCGATGTTCGATTACGTCAATTACTCGGTTGAGGTCGTTTCCCCGGCTTGACTCCCGGCAGATGATAAAAAATCACGGAAGCCCGCCTGTTCTACCACCTTCGATACAACCTCTTTGAGCACGTGAGGCTCGGTATTATCAAACTCTTCCGGCGTCATTCCGGCCATGTCAGCCAGCCAGCCGAACACACTACCCGCTACATCATCGGATACCAGCCTGATTATTGCCAGACCAAGTTCAAGCCTGTCAGCCTTTTCTTTTATCTTACCTGTTATGGCCTTGACTTCTTCCTGATTCAGTTTGCCGATTATCGCGGCCAGCGTCTTGATGTCCTTAGTTTTCAACGGCCTTACTGCTATTTCCATGATTCCCTCCTGTTTTACTGCCAATGGTTTAGTATACGAGGCTCCCTTAAGCCGCCTAATTTTCGACTTGGGAGCCTCGTTTTTTCAGCACTTTGTTAATTTTACGCGCTTACAGGCGTAAACGTGAGCGAGCAAGGCTCGGTAGTCAGAGCCGTCGAGTCGAAGTGCGCATAGAACGTCAGTTCGACTTCTGTCGAGCCGTTCTCCGGGAAGTTGATTGTTACCGGCCCCTCTACAAGGCAGTTTGTCAGTTCGCACTTTACCGCGCTTGCCTCGGTAGCCGCCGTGACGCCCTTGACCTCAGCGGCGATGGTGATTTTGTCAATATAAACATCATCGTCAATCTCGCCCAGACTGATTACATGAGAGGCCAGCGTAGAGCCTGCCAGCGCATAGGTAAGATTCTGCTCTGTGACCTCCATCAGTCTGACGGTCAGCTTATATTCCGCTGATTCCAGATAGCGGAATCCCTTGACCTTGCCTTTCGAGCCGTCCGGCCTGATATCCATAAACGTCCGGTTAATTTCCAGGACGTTCCCGCCGCGTGTCGCTCCCAGTACCTTTGTACCAGCCGTTCCGATGTAAACCGCTCCCGGCCCCATCAATACCCGCTGGTATGTGTTAGACGTTATTCCGTGTGTAGTTGCCATAATAAATACCTCCTATCGGTTAATAATTGATACAAGTTCACTCTGTCGCCAGATGTCAATATCAAATTGCATAGCGTAATGCCATATTTCCGGGTCATTTTCCGGCACGAATCCGTCAGTATCGAGGTTCAAACGTACATTCTTAACCTCCGTAGTATTGAAATTCAACTGGTCTAATAGCTCAACTACCCGCTTTCGGATTGATAACACTTCTTCCGCGTTGGTGGAGTCGCTCCATAAGTCGATGTAATACGTACCAACCCGCTCCGGGTATAATACGTTCTGCCTGAAACTGAACCGGTGAACGATATACGGAAACGTAGTGTCAGTCACCGCCCATGTGGCATACAGACGCACTGTGCCGCCCATAGCGGTTATTAATGTCGCGTCCGCCGTCAGCAGACTATAGATATATGTTAGTAGCGATTTTACGGTGTCTACCATTTCTACAACTCCCAGGGCTTGCTAAAAATATCTATTACCTTGTCCTCTGACTCTTCAAATGATGGTTGAAGCCAGGGACGCGGCGCCATATCGCGAGTACCTTTTTCCAGCATCAGCCCATACTTTTTATCAGTACCAACCCGCCCGATAATGTTCCCGCCTGTTTTATCAACCTCCGTACTGATTGACTGCCTGAGTTCGCCTGTGCGCTGTGCGGGAGGTTCCCCGGGTGAACTGGCTGTATATGTCCGGCTGGTTTCCGGCACTGTGTACGTCCGGCCGTGTCTTTCGCCGGATAGTTTTTCAAGCACGTTATTCCGCACTTCCTGAACGGCTTCTTTCATTCTCTTTTCAGCTTCTTCAGGAGCCTTTTTTATAAATTCAGCGATATGAGATTCGAGTCGTATTTCAGCGCCCATTATATTTCCTTTACCGCTATCTCGGTATAAGTGCCGTTAAACTGCTGAGGCTCTACCGGCTGATACGTTTTGCTCCCATGTGCTAAC